AGAAGAAACACAAGTAATTAAAGTAGAAACACAAGTAGATAACCAAGTAGATACTATTGAAAATGGAACTTATAAAAAAGAAGAAGAAGAAGAAGAAGAAGAAGAAGAAGAAGAAGACGAAGGAGACGAAGGAGATGAAGGAACATCAGAAGAAGAAAGTGAAGAAGAAGAGGAAGAGAGAGAGGAAGAAGAAAATGAGAAATTATTAATAACAAAAAAAGAAACCAATAATAGTGAAGAAGTAGCAATCAACAATAATAATATAGAAAAAGAAGCGAATACTTTAGAAAAAAATGACAATGAATTGAAATTAAATGAATATAAATTAGAAGTACCAAAGGACAGCGGAAGAATGAATTTAAAAACACCAAATGAGGTATATTTAGAGGTATACAAAAAAGCAAGAGAAAAAGCGAAACAAGCAAGAGAAGATGCGATTAAGGCATTTTTAACTTTGAAAAAAATAAAAAAACAATATCTATTGGATGAAATTGAATTATCTGAAGATGAATCTGACGAAGAGATGGAATTATTATTTAGCGAAAAATAAAAAATATAAAGGTAATAATTTTTATATTTTTAATTTATATAATAGAAATGTTAAAAGATCTAGAGAAAATGTTGAAATCATTGACTAAGAACAAAACGTTAATGTTATTAGGTGGCGTATTATTGGCTTATGCATTATTCAATTATTCGCAAGGAAAAGGAATGACCCTAAGTGGAATGGACAATGCATCGCACTCACAGCAGCAAGCCGGAGGTAGTTCTGTGGATGGCGGGTCACAAAATTTCCAACCATCGATGCCACAAGGACAAAATGAAGATTATGCTTCTTCTAGTGGATTGAATACAGATACATATGGACTACCACCAAGTTGTGCCAAACAGGAAGTAGTAGATCCAAAAGATTTATTGCCGCGTGACAATAATTCGGAGTTCTCCAAATTGAATCCAACGGGTGCTGGCGATTTGTCAAATGTTAGTTTGTTGAAAGCTGGTCATCATGTAGGAATTAATACAGTAGGACAAAGTTTAAGAAATGCCAACCTTCAATTGAGAAGTGAGCCACCTAATCCAAAAATGGAAGTAGGTCCTTGGAACCAAACAACAATAGCAGGAGATCCATATAGAAGACCTTTAGAACTAGGAAGTGCTTAAATAATTAAATAATATATGAAAATATATCATTTAAAATAGATAAATATACGTGTAATATATAAATGATATTAGGAGTAAATTTATTTGGATACATATTAATATTTTTTATTATTTACGTGTGTTTAAAAATATATCAAGAATCAGATGCATTTAATTTGAAATGTATTGTTTCAGATGTGGATGGTAATAAATATTGCGTTAGAGAAACAGCAAAATTAGAATTGGTTGCCGATCTTTTAGCAAAAGTTACGGGGAATATGAGTAAGGTAGTAAAACATTTAGCCGAAAAATATCCTGACAGAGAGAATGTAAAAAGACTGAAAGACGGGTTCAATCCAAAAAAAATAGTGGAAATATTACCTACAAGTAAATATACAGCATATTCAGAAAATAAAGGAGAGAAATTAGCATTTTGCACTACAAAAGAAAAGCACGGAAATAATTTAATAGATGAAAATACACTAACATTTGTAGCTCTACATGAATTATCACATATAGCAACAAAATCAATAGGACATACAAGTGAATTTTGGAATAATTTTAAATTTATATTAAAAGAAGCTGTTCCAATGGGTATATATAAACCAGTTAATTATAAAAAGAAACCAACTAAGTATTGTAGTATGAATATAACCGATAATCCATACTATGATTTATAAACAAACCCATTCCATCTAGGATAAGATATATTAGAATACATTGTAAAATTATATTTAACATAATTTAAAGCATTTTCTTTGAATTTATGTTCTTTGCCTTGAACTGTTTTTATAAAATGTTGTGGTATTTCAGGAAAATAAGCATCGCCTTTAATTTCAAAATCTATTTGAGTTAAATATAATTTATCGATATATGGTTTATTAATGAAATATTCATAAACAGATTGACCGCCACATATCCATATATTAGGGTGTTTTTTTTGTATCATTGCAATATCTTCATCGGTAGGCATTTCAGGGAAAGTTAATGTTGCACGAACCCTATGACTGTTGTTTTTTGTAATTACATAAGAACTTCTATCAGCCAATTGTTCAGGATAATTAGGTAAACTTTCCCAAGTTTTTCTACCCATGATAAGAGCATTTCTGGTATCGCCAGAGGTTGTCTTTTTTTTAAAATATTTTAGGTCTTTTGGTATTCTCCAAGGAATAGTTCCTTTATTACCAATAACTTTATTTTTAGAGAAAGCGCTAATTATATTAATACTCATTTTAATATATATATAATCATTTATTTATATATATATATGTTTCAATTATTACATATAAGCCAAGATGAAAGAATAGAAATGGATTCAGAAAATATATACGGTGATGATAGTATTCAAATAATTAAGGAAAAAATAGTAGAAATGCATAATAAAGGTAGAAGTGATAAAAAAAGTTCAGATGAAATTTATTTATATGGAACATTAACAACTAGATTAGAACAACGCAAATTATTTGAAAAAAGTATAAATATATCAAGTCGTAGTTCAATTTTAAAAGAGAAAGATGTAATATTAATGAATAATAACAATAATTTAAGTATTCCTGTAAAAAATTATACATTTGAAGATTTTGAAAAATTAAAAATAAAATCAAACCTGAATCAACTGGTTTCTTTATCACAATCATTGTTAATGGGTCAGAAGAAATATTTATATTCAATAGATCCACACAATGAAGTGTTTGATAAAATAATTAATAATGATGATGATACACAAGTTATTTCATTGGATAATTATTTATTGTTAAAATTTGGTAATGTAAACAAAATAATGTATTGCTTTCCGTATGATGTGATAAAAAGTGATATGTCAGAAATTAAACAAGAGTTTATGTTTAAATTATACTTTCCAAAGTTATTCAAACAAAATATAAAATCATTGCAAGAATACAAAGATAATAAACTTTCTTTACAAAAACCGAATCTCGATGATAATACAGAATTATTAATGAAATATTTACATGAAGAAAAATTAACCAATGTCAATAAAGGGATCTCAAAATTATATTTTATTATTCATCCTGAAATAAGCATGCGATTACCAATGGAATTGATATTTAAATTGGTTAATTCAGTAAAAAGTATACCATTAATAAAATACGATCCAGGCAATAAACTAGAAAATAGATATAGATTATACACAGGTGATAAATTATCTAAGAAAGGGAAAAAAATACCACATATATTATCTAGTAACGGATATAAATCAGGGAAATTAAATTTAGTTAGAAGAAGACTAGTAAATGAAAATAGAGTAGGATTTTTTATAGAAGACGATGGTATGGAAATATATTGTCAATTTATTGAAGATGGAAACATTGAAATTAAATTAAATGTGGAAAAAAGCAAAAAAATGGAAGATATAATAGCTTGTTTGGAAAGGAATTTAAATGATAAAATATTATATTCTTTAAACTCGTATCTAAAAAAAAGTGGATACACATTTCCATTATTTGTGGATCTAAATAGTGAATACATAGAAATAGTAAGACTTGATTATGAATATGAATTAGAAAGCGAAGATTATGATTTTGATTTAAAAGAATATGAAAATTGTCTAACACATATTTTTAATTTAAAAAATAAAACTAAGTATGAAAAAGGTTCTGATGTTATAGAATTAAAATATAAAAAGGTATCATCATACAACAAAATGACCGCAATAAATGAATTCATTTCTATTAAATTACAATATAATTCATCGAATGAAACTATTATAACCGAACTACAGTCTAACTTTAAATTAAAGAGGAAAGAAGCGGTTGATTATTTTACAAAATTTAAACAAGAAGCTGAAATACAATTGGATACATTTGCTAATAAATCATTACAATTCATAGAAAGTAATGGATTTGATATAAAAATAGAAATGAAACAAAATGAAAAAATGGAACAAAAATTATTTATTAATGTTTATAATATTAATAATGAAAAATATATAAACTACATTGATAAATATATCAGTTTTTTAAGACAAATAATAGAAGACGACGTAGAAGAACATTATAAGAAATTATGTAAAAAGATAGAAATAAAAAAAGATGATAAAAAAGAAGCATCAATATCAGCGAAAGTAATAATCGATACAACTAAAGAAAAGATGCAACAATTAAATGAATTAGAAAAACTAAGAGGTTCTGATAATGAAGAAGAAAGTGATGATGATGATGAAATAGATGCATTTGCTAGGAAAAAAGAAGACGATAGTAGCAGCGATAGTAGCAGCGATGATGATGGCGATGATGATGGCGATGATGATGGCGACGATGGTTGGGGATTTGGTGGGGGTAGTAAAGAATTTACCGAATCTGATACACTCGTATTAGATGAAAACGCCGACGTACAAAATATGATGAATAAGGTAGATATAAAACGAAATCAATTTGGAGGTAAAATTCCTATAAAACAACCAGAAAATTTGTTAGAAGGGGAAAAAGTAGATCCGGCAACAATTCATGTTGACGAAGCAGTTGGACTGGTAGAAGAAGTTGTTTCGGATGCTGATACGGTGTTACTAACAGATGATGAAGAAGAAGATCCATTAAATCTAGCAATGATGAATGAATATGATGTAGGCGAGGATGTTTTATTAGAAGTAGGACACGAAATGTCTTCTGTAGAAAGAGAACATTATTCAGATATGCAGTTTATTTACGATATTGACGAAAATAGTGTATGGGTCGTAGATCATATATGGTCGAGCGAGGCGAGCCGTTTTATATATACTTTGAGGTCTCATGATAATCCCGATATAGAGATACATAGACCAGAAGAAGAAATAAGAGAGATACCCGAAGGTCATCCAGCGTGGCAGGGTGATAATGATTCAGATTTTGAATTATTTGGAGGTGCAAAAAACGATTTAACATATGTGCTAGAAGGACGTCAAAATTATTTTGTAAATAGATTGCGAAATAGGTTCGAAGATATAGCTGTAAAAGAAAACAAAAGAGGGTTTCAATCATATGTTAGGAGTTGTCCTTCAAATATGAAAAGAATACCAGTAATATTAAATCAAAAAGAATATGATGAAATGAAAGATGAGATAAAAGATGAAAAAGCAATAGCATATAAAGATGATAAAGGCGAAGACCATTGGTTTGTATGTCCTAGATTTTGGTGTTTTAAAGATCCAAATAAGAAATTTACAGGAAAACCATTAACATTAAAACAAATTGAAGAAGGAGCTTGTGGAGGATTAGATGCTTTAATACCATTGAACTCAAAAACAATACCAGATGGTAAATCAATATATGAATTTACAGATGAAAAATATCATGATGGAAAACCTCGTAGTAGCGATGAATGGAAAGAAAGTTATAAAAAACTTTATCCAGGATTTATGAATAAAAAAAATAGCAAAGGATTATGTATGCCTTGTTGTTTTAATATGAGTGATAAAAAAGGTAATTACAAATTAAGTGTGTCAAGAAAAAGAATGGAGGATGAATGTTGTGAAGAAGAAGGTAAGTGTGCTCATTATAAATATGGTTCAAAAAAGAAAGGAAAAAGTCGTATATTTATAGCACCAATAAAAGGTAAACAACTATTAAGAGAAGGTCAATTAGGATATTTACCAGAATCATTAGAAAACTTTTTTCAATTTAATAGTGAAAAAATATGTCAAATATCAAAGAGAGATACAAAATTAAAACCAAATGTATATTGTATGTTAAGAGTAGGTGTAAAGACAAAACAAAATATAAATAATACATTTTTAGCATCGATTGCGTTGGCCATAAAAGAAGAAGAAAAAAGAGCGAATTTAAATAAGTTAAATATAGATGACCTAGTAAAAGAAATGAAATCAAAAATAAAAAGGAATACAAACTTACTTGTAAAGTTTTTAATAGCAAATAAGGGTAATTTATTTAAAATATTTTTTGATGAGAAAACATTTGATTTTAAAGAGATAGATATAAAATCGAAGGATAGGGATATATTTAATCAAATGAAGAAATCTTATGGTGAAAAACGAGCAAAAAAAGAATATTCAAAGATCAATCATGCAATAAATAATTTTTTAGATTATATAGAACATGGGGAAAATGTAAGTTATGAGTATCTATGGGATTTAATAACAATGCCTATTAAAGAAGGTGGGTTATTTTTTAAGAATGGATTGAATTTATTGATATTTAATAACCCAAGAGATGATCCAATTGATAAAATTGAATTAATTTGTCCCAAAGGATCTCAATATAATAATTACAATTATAGTAAGAATAGACCATTGTTGATGTTATATAAAGTGAATAATATATATGAACCAATAGTATTTTATTCAAGAGGGAAAAATGAAGACTTAAAAATAAAAACAACGATAAAAAATTTTACAAAGCCGGAAAATATATTAAAAAAAGAAGGGAAAAAAATATGGAATATTATAAATTATATATCCCAAGATATAGAAGAAAAATGTCAAAAATACCCAAATAATGATTTATATTTTTCGAAATATACAACAAATATACCATTAAAAAAGTTAATGAAACAATTAGGTAAACAAAATATAAAACATCAAATAATTAATGAATTTTATGAAACAATAGGAATATTAACAAATGAAGACATATTTGTTCCTTGTGATCCATCACCAATTACATCACTATTAGAAAAACGGTTCATAGATAAAGATTTATCTAATATAATACAAAATATAGATTATCCAGAAGAATTGAAAAAATTAAATATAAAATTAGAAAACGGAGAAAAACTTCATATACCTGAAAATGGAATAATAGAAAAAGACGGAGTAATAGTGGGGTATAGAACAAATACAAATCAATTGGTATTAATTAATCCAGAAATAGATTTATCAATAAATGATTATAAAGTGGATAAGGTAATAAAAACAGATGAAAAAAATATGGATAAACAAAGAATAGAATCAATAAAAAAGATTAAGATGGCGAAAAACTATTATATATTTTTTAGAAATCTTTTTAAAATGAAAATAAATGAATTGGATAATATGAAAACTAAAGATGATATTTTAAAAATAATAGAAAATCAAGGAATAAATGAAACGTATGTAAATAAAATGGATAAAATAATTGTAAAATTAAAAGAATTAATGAATGAAAATATTTTAAGTTTTGATTTAAGTGAAAAAGATGCTTTATCATTATGTGAATATTTAAAAATGTCTCAAGAAATAGAAGAAGATATGGATTGTATTGGAGT